CAGAGCTGGCACTGGGGGCAAAGGTAAGACTGATGCTGAAAGAATTACTGAGCAACTTGAGAAACAGGTAGTAGCACTTAAAGAGGCGAAGCTATTAGCTGCTGGCAAGACGAGCGAAGACAAGGCGCAGATCCAGCTTGGTATCGATATTGCAAACCTTGAGAAGCTGCGTACAGCAGAGAACTCTGATTTAGTCGATTTAGTCATTGAGGGCACTAAGGGCCTTTACGATCAGGAAGTTGCAACTGCTGCGAACATCAAAGCAGACAAAGAAAGAGCAGACGCAAAAGCAAAAGCAGACGCCGCAGAGAAAAAACGACTGGAGCAGATTCGCGGCATTTACCAAGGCATCAGCGACACGATTGCTGATGGTGTTGTTAACTCACTAAAGGCCGCAATCGATGGCACAAAGTCTTTTGCTGAAGTAGTAACGGGCGTGTTCACAGATCTGCAAAATCAACTTCTGCAGTTGATTCGTAACCAGATATTCTTCGGCAACTTAACCGGAACACTGACAAAGGGATCCGGACTATTCGGCAACCTCTTTGCGGGCTTCCTCGCTAATGGTGGCCCGGCCCAAGCAGGCAGGGCATATATGGTCGGAGAGCGGGGGCCTGAGATGTTCATCCCACGCAGCAGCGGCACTGTCATTCCTAACAACCAGCTAGGTAACGGTGGCGCAAACGTCGTCGTGAACGTCGATGCAACCGGCAGTAGCGTGCAGGGCGATGAAGGCTCGTCCCGTCAGCTTGGTGCTCTTATCGGTGCTGCTGTGCAGGGCGAGATAATCAAGCAACAGCGACCTGGGGGACTTCTGAGCCGATGACTGCTAGCTGGGATTCATCCGTCAATCTGCAGCCCACATACGGCACGACTAAGGCCAGCCAGCCGCTAACCCGCACAGCGCGGTTTGGCAGCGGTTACGAACAGGTAGGCAGCCTAGGCATCAACCAGAATCCGAAGTCGTTCACGCTGACTTACAACCTGTCGGAGTCAGAATCGGACACCGTTGAAACGTTTTTAGATGCCCGTGGTGGCACCGAGAAGTTCACCTTTACGCCGCCAGGCGAAAGCAACAGCATCAAGGTTCGCTGTAGAGCCTGGAACAAGACGATGACTACGAAAGGTCGCGTTCAGCTGACCACAACCTTTGAGCAGGTGTTTGAAGCATGAGCACGCCTCAGTCGATCCAGGAACAGCTGCAGTCGCTAGAGCCGTCGGCAATTATTGAGCTGTTTCAGCTGGAGTTGACCCAAGCTGTCAACGGCGTGGATCAGGTTTACTACTACCACGCAGGAACAAACGAGCTGACCGCAAACGTAACGTTTGGCGGGCAAGAATACACAGCGACGGCAATACAGGTCGATGGCTTCCAAGCCGCGACTAAGGGTGTGCTACCTAGGCCGACGATGCGGATCGCAAACACCGGCAACGCTATATCGGCTCTGCTGCTGCTTTACAACCCGCTACAGGCCAAGGTCACGCGGATCCAAACGTGCAAAAAGTTTTTGGACGCTGTGAACTTTACGGGTGGCACGAACGCTACAGCCGATCCTACCGCTAAGTTTGAGGATCAGATTTTCTACATTGACCGCGTTGCAAACGAAAATCCGCAGCTTGTTGAGTTCGAGTTAGCGAGCAAGCTTGACCTAGTGAACGTCGCGCTGCCACGTCGTCAGGTGATGGAGTATTGCCCCTGGGTCTACCGCGAGGAAAGCACCTGCGGATACAAGGGCACCAAGTATTTCGATATCAACAACAACCCGACGACGGAAGCTAACGATGTGTGCGGCAAGCGTTACACCAGCTGCACGTTGCGCTTTCCTGAGGGTGATTTGCCCTTCGGAGGTTTTCCGGGTGCCCGACTTCAGATCTGACGCTGAGGCGCACGCTGCACGCTCTTACCCGCGCGAGGCTTGCGGTCTTGTCATCAATGGGCAGTATTGGCCGTGCCGAAATATCGCAGACGAACCGGAGCACCGTTTCGTCATTGAGCCGAGGGATTATGCCGTCGCCGCGATGATGGGCAAAGTCGAGGCCGTCGTTCACTCGCATCCACACGGTGGCCTTGCAAGCGAGTGGGATCAAACTGTGTGTAGTGAAGGCTCTGTGCCTTGGCACATTTTTGAGCTACCGGAGGGCAAGTGGTTGACTATCAATCCTTAGTTGGCCGCCAGTGGGAATACGGCCAGGCCGATTGCTTCACGATTGTGCGGGACTGGTTCAAGCTGCAAGGCATTGAGCTGCCCGACTACGAACGGCCAGAAAGCACCGAGACATGCGAAAGCATCTTCCTTGATCAGGCAGAGGTCATAGGCTTTGAGGAGGTGGCCTTACAAACTCGCCAGCCTGGCGATGTGTTGATTATGCGGATAGCAACCCGCACCCCGATGCACGCTGCGGTTTTATTGCCCGATGAGCGGATCCTGCACCAGCGGCGAAACTCCCTAAGTGCGGTGGTGCCTTTGAACAGATACTATTTAGCAAGGGTCGCGGCGGTCTTTCGATATGCAGCAAGTCATACGACTGCTAGGTGATTTAGGCGAGCGGTACGGAGCTGAACACGTCTACCAAAACCTTCGGACGCCAGCTGATGCCATCAAGCTGTTGTGCATTAACTATCCAGAGTTTCAGAACGAACTTTTAAGTGCACATGAAAAAGGCATCGGGTATCGCGTGTTGCAGGCTGGCGTTGATTTATCCCTGGATGATTTGCGGTTGCCGATTGGGCAGAACGATTTGATTTTAACCCCCGTCATAAGTGGTGCAGATGACAATCCTTTTGTGCAAGCAATCGTTGGCGTCGCACTAATTGGCGCTGCGTTTTTTACTGGTGGTGCAACGATTGGCTTGCTGGGTTTAGCAAAACCTATAGCTGTCAGCAGTGTTCTTGGAACTATCGGCGCAACGATGGTTTTAGGCAGTGTCACGCAGATGTTGTCACCGCAGCCTGAATTTGGAGACGGTGGTTTTAGCACTAGAGGCGAGTTTCAGGCAACGCGGCCAGAGTCTGTGAATCGCGGCGCTGACGGTCAGCAGTCTTACGCCTACCTCGGAGCGCAAAACACCGTCGGAGTTGGCGCGACCATCCCGGTTGCCTACGGCAAGGTGCTGATGGGCTCGCACGTCATCTCGGCGGATGTGGACGTTGCTGATGAATCTGACCCGCTGAAAAAAGTAACTAGAGCACCTGGGCCAGATACGGTGACGGTCAACGGCAACAAGCTTGAGTTCGGCACACGAAGAGAAGGTATGGCGCGATGGAACAACGTCAACTTTCTGAAAAACTACTCATCGACATCCGACGATCGCATCCTGACTATTGAAAAAGGCGATAGGCATCAAATGGCAAACGAATATCGGCTTGAGTTCACAGAAGGGCCAACAAAAGATCCAAATGAATATTACTTTTTAATCGAAATTGTTAATCTTTTTAAGTTTTCAAGCGGCCCAGGCAGCACGAAAACAGACGCATTTATTTCGTATCATATTGAAGCAAAAAACAGTGAGACCGGAAACATCACAGCGCGAGAGTCATTCACTATTCAAGGCTTAGTGATTGGCACTTACCGGTATTATCACAAATTTAATCCTAATAAAATACCATTTAAGGACTTTTATAAGACTCGCATACAAATCTTAGATGCATCGATTGACAGCGGATCAAGAATGGTGTTCCGCCACGGTTTCAAGCCAACTTTCTCTTAGACATGGCCCTTAATTCAACCTCTAGCGTTCGGCTTGTTGACCTGCTCTGTGAAGGGCCTATTGAGGGCTTTGACGACCTGAACCAACAGATATTTTTAGATGAAACCCCGTTGTTTACTGGGGATGATGCGAACTTCCCGATTGAGGATGTTGATGTTGACTTTCGATTAGGCGGACGCAGACAGGAACGACTCCCGCAGGCAGGTAACGCAACAACCACAATCACAGGCGTTGCCGTACAGGTTGGTGAAAACTATTCAGAAACTCTCAGTGCTGAAGAAACGGTAACAGCTAGAGACTATGGCTCTGGCACTGTTATCAGACAGATCACCGATTCAGAAGTTGATTCGGTGCAACTGCTGTTTACAATCCCCCGTTTGCTCTCAACTGCTGTTGAGGGCTTGGCAAAAGGTCAGCCATTCAACGGCACCTTGCAGATCCGCGTTTCGGTACAGGCTCAAGGTTCTGCTTACAACGTTGTGTTTGATAAGACGATCACAGGCATCGCGTTGACTGATTATCAAATCAAAACACCTGTTATTGAGCTGCCGCGCAATGACAAAGGCGAAGGCTATCCGTGGAACATCAAGGTCGAAAAAGTAAACCTGGGCGAAGATCATTTTGAGATTCAGTTTGCAGATTTTGAGGAGGTTCCCAAAAACTCGCCGTTAGCAAATGGTCGAGCCAATCAACTTATTTGGTCGTCAATCATCGAGCGCCAAGAGATCCGCAGCGCTTACCCGTACACCGCCTGCGTTGGCCTAGAGCTAAACACCCGGCAGTTCAGCAACCTGCCAAGCCGTGCCTACCTAGTCAAAGGACGACTGGTGCAGATCCCGCACAATGCTGCGGTGCGTGACGACGGCAGTCTTGATCTAACAAACGGGGTCACGTTTGACGGCAGCACCCGAACGTCATGGACGACCTGCCCTGTCTGCATCTTTGCCGACATGGTGCTGAACGACCGCTATGGCTGCGGTGATTTTGTCAGCGCGTCCAACATCAGCTACACGGATCTCTACCCGCTGATTCAGTACGCAAACCAGCTGGTCACGAACCAAGACGGCTCGACAGAGCCGCGCTTTGCCTGCAACGTTGTTATCGGTGATCGCGCAGCGGCTTACAACGTGCTGCAGGATCTCGCCTCGGTGTTCCGTGGGATGTCCTACTGGAGCAGCAACACCGTGCAGCTGGCCGCTGATCACGGCAATCTCGACGGCTCTGCCGTTGATCCGGTTCACCTTTATACGAACAGCAACGTCATTGAAGGCGTTTTTAATTACACCGGGTCGTCGCTTAAAACGCGCAGCACCAGCATCCGCGTCCGCTACAACGACCCAGACAACTTCTATAAGCCGAACTTCGTTGTCGTTGAAGACGCCGCGCTAATCACCAAATACGGCTACCAGGTCCGCGAGGTCGTCGCCTTTGGCTGCACGTCACGCAATCAGGCGTACCGCCTGGGCCGTTGGATGA